ACTGCATTTGGTAGTGGAACACCTGAAGGGTTCAAGTTTGTTTATAAGTATTGGGGTGATAATCCAAAGGAAGGCTATAAGTTAATCAGGGGCAAGACCACAGATAATGAGATGCTACCAGAGGAGTTTATTAAGAGCCTGAAGGATAACTATGATGAGAACCTGTTAAAAGCATACTTGAATGGAGAGTTCGTAAACCTTCAGCAGGGTGCTACATACTATCAATTCACAAGGGAGAACAATGTCAAAGAAAACAAATATAACAGCCATTTACCCATCAGGATTGCACTTGACTTCAATGTATCACCAATGGCAGCATCAATTTTCCAAACCCATCAGCAATTCCCAAATGTCAGGGTCTTTGATGAAGTCGAATTACATCATGGAGGAGGAGAAGAAATCTTAACTGAAAGAATGGTGCAAGAGATTAAAAGCAAATATCCAAACAAGCAATACATAGCATATCCTGATCCAGCTAATCAAAGACATACATCAGCCTTATCTACTGACCATGACATATTAAGACAGGGTGGCTTTGAGGTCAGGGTTAAGCCTAAAGCACCAAGAGTTGTGGATAGTGTTAATGCAGTTAATAAACTATGTGAAAAGAATTTAATAATAGACCCATCATGCAAGGGTCTGATAACAGATTTAGAACAGACAGTCAATAAGGAGGGAACAAGGGAGATTGACAAGAGCCATAAGGATCGCACCCATTTCAGCGATGGAATCAGATATGCCATAGATTTTGAGTATCCATTAATTAAACCACAATTCAGGAGTATTCCAAGATGATATTAAACTCACAGAAATTAGTTGAACTGTCAAAGGTAGAATGGCAACAGAACCAAAAGAATATATGGAGGTCAAAGAGGGAAAAGGCATATAACTATTACAAGGGTAGAACTGATGAATATCTCAAGGCATATTACAAGAATAATAAAGGAACTCCCATTTATGATAAGATTCCTATTCCTACAATAGAACTTACAAGAAGGGTAATCAATCGGGTGAGCCTTGTGTATATGCAACCACCCATCAGGGAATACACTAATGAAGTCTTGCAGGATTTTACCAAGCAGAAAGATCATAAGATGCAAAGGGCAGAAAGACTTACCAATTTGTTAGAGTGCTTACTGTTAAAACCTACATGGAGAAATGGTCTAATTGAGTATGATATTATCAGGGATTATGAGCCTATATTTGGTGATGATCCACTAACACCTATTGCAATTACATATCCATTATCTGTTAAGGATAATGTAATGGATACCACCCCTGAACTGTGGGCATATTGGGATGATGAGCATCATTACACCTATGAGAAAACCACAGGCAAGGTAATGACAACTGAAGATAATCCTGAAATGGCTAATCCCTATCAGATACTTCCATTTGTTGAATGTTATCGGGATGGAAAGCCTGAAGCATCCTACCTTGATACAGATGCTTCCAATGGACTGATTGCTACTAATGAGATGGTGAACATAGCTGAATTTAACAAGGCTGCCAATCTCCAATTTCAGTCATTCGGCTTTGGATTCATATCAGGTTCTAATATTGACTATGATAAGATTGAAATAGGTCAGGATAAGTGGAGTGCATTAGGACATGATGGAACTTTGGGTATGGTATCACCACCTAACACAGTTGATAGTATTTCAAGTGCAATTACCAACAGCTATAAGCTACTGGCACAGAACTATGGATTAGATGCTTCCTTTGCCGAAGGTGTGTCAGCAGAAAGTGGGGTATCAAGAAGATTAAGGATGCAGGAATTATTAGACAACAGATCATCAGATGTTACAAGATGGAATGATATTGAAAAGAGAATCTTTGAAGTTGAAGCAAGGATATTAGCTGTTGAGGTTGGCAGAGATGCAGGATTCTTAATGAATGTGGATTATACAGAAAGCACAGACATATTATCAGCAGAAGAACAGAGGGTGAAATGGGATTGGGAACTATCCAATGGCTTGATTGACAAGGCAGATATTCTGATGCAACAAGACCCTGACAAATATGAAGATAGACAGGCTGCTTTGGATTACTTGGCTGAAAGGTCAGGTGTAGAAGAAACTGAAACAGCAGAAGCATCACCACTATTACAAGCATTAACAACTCCTGTGTAAATGGCAGATATATCAGATAAATTAGATCAGATTGCAGAACAGTTTGCTGGGAAGGTAGATTTAGCAACCTCTGAACTTGTTAGCTATTTAAGAGAGTTGGTAAAGGGTAAGTCAGCAGCACAGTCCCTTGAAATACTGTCAGGTATTAATTTAGAAAAGGCTTATGAGTTAAAGTTAGCAAAGGCATTTACAGCCTATGAAGCAGGGGTTGTTGAGTTTTTAAGAAACACCTATACAACCACATCTTTATCTGAAACAACCATAAGAGGGTTGTTAAAGATGACAAAGAACAATATATCTGCTAATGTAACAAAGCATCTTTCTTCAGTAACCATGCAGAATATTATAGATGGAATTGCAACAAATAAAACAGTTGGTGAAACATTGCTTACAATAACCGAACAAATGCCTAATCCTAAATTGGTAGTTAATACTGCATACAATCAGTTCAGTAATTCTTTGACCACCATGTTAGCTGATGAACTGCCTGAAAATACCAAGTGGATTTATATAGGTGCTAATGATGCCAAGACAAGACCGAGATGTAAGGAAAAGATAGGGTTTAGTGGCAATGGCAAAACAAGAAATCAAATCCTTGATGAATATGGTGATATGAACAATGAACTTTATAGATGTAGGCATAAGTGGGAGCAGATGAGTAGTAGTCCTGAAGATCAAAACTATAATCCAAAAGAATTAGAACAATAATGTTAGATAAAAAGTTTTTCAATGAATTAGGCAAAGAAACATCAATGATGTATAGAACACTTGTCTTTGACCCTACAGGTGGAGGCAAGGATGCAAAGGATGTGCATGGTAAGGCATACAATTCATATTCATCAGATTATGGTGCAGCTAAAAAGACAGGGGAACTGTCAGGCATAGATAAAACACCACAAGACCCTAAATTTAAAAATAGTAATGCACCTGTGCTGACAGGTCAACTGATGCACAGCTTTGGTGCAATGGCATCACATTCAACAGGCTTTGGCTTTGGAACAATAACTAAAAAGGGAGTGGTCAAACATCTTGCTAATATGGGCAGAGTTGTATCAGAAAATAAAAAGCCTGTGCCTGATGAAGTTGCTAAATTTATTATGAAGGAATTTGATAAAGATGTGAAGGGTGCTTTCAAGAAAATAAGAAAAGCAATCAAGAGAAAAAAAATAAATATTAATATTGGTAAATAATTTCTTAAATTAAAGTATAACATTAACTCACAAAAGAGGATATAAAATGGAAAATGAAGTAACGAATACTCAACAAGCTGAAGGAAACAGCGAAACAAATCCCAGCACACAAGCTGATGTTAAAAATGAAACTCCTTTACATGAACACCCTCGTTTTAAAGAGGTGATTTCTCAAAGAAACGAAGTCCAAAAACAGTTATCTGAATACCAAGCTAAAGAAAAAGCAAAAGATGAAAAACTCCTTCAAGACAAGGGAGAGTTTACAACTTTATTGGCTCAAAGAGATGCTACAATAGAGGATTTAGGGAAAAAAGTTGAAGGATTGAGTGGCGATCTAAATTCATATAGAGATGGACTTGTTAATCAAGTTCCTGAAGAAAGAAGATATGTTACTGAAGGAATGAGTATTCCTAATTTGCAGAAGTATGTTTCAGATGAACAGACAACTGCAAATGCTGGTAAGACAGACCCATCAAGGGCAGGAACAACTGCAAAAGGTGAATTTGGTGGATATGGCTCAATAGAAGAATGGGCATCAAAAGACCCACGAGGCTGTGAAGCACATCTAAATAAGAATGTGAGAGGCTTCAGTTGGGGAAATATAAATAGTAAAACTTAATTCCTACCCGAAGGTCATTTTGACAGTTGAGGATGGATAAATTTAGAGGTCTATAATGGCACAAAGTAATGTCGTAACAGATGTTGGTGTTGCAGCAGGTGGTCTTGGAACAGCAGTCGCAGCAGCAATAGTACAATTTAATAAAGCAAATGTAATGGCTCCATTGATTACAATGGTTCCAGCACCAAGTGGAACTAATACAGTAAAGTTTCCTATTTATACAAAGCATGATCCAACTCATGCAGATTATGGTGTAGATGAACAGGCAAGTGGTGCTGAAGAAACTATTGCTAATTTAACAAGCATAGAAACAACAGCAGTTAGCTGTGAAGTATTAAGAAGGGCAATTAGAGCAGAAATTTCAGATTTGTCTGCTCATGGTAATGATGATGCTTTGCTGGTAAATGCAGGACTTCAACTTGGAAATGATGTTGCAAGAAAGTTTGATGTTGAGGTGTGTGCTTTGCTTGATGATTTTGCTAATGGTGTTGGACATGATGATGGTATGAACTTCAATCTATTCATGGATGCAATAGCAACACTTGAAGCAAATGATGCTCCAAGACCTTATGCAGCAGTATTACATCCACAACAGGTTTATGGTTCACAAGGAATATCTACTGAATTTGGTAGTATAGCTGCTGTTAATGCTTCCAATGGTGCATTTTCAGGTATGACAGGCACAGCCGAAGCACAGTTTATGGGTGCAGGTTTTGTTACTAACTTGGCTGGTGTTTCTATCCATACTACTACTGCTGTTGTTACAGGTGGTACAGGTAGGAAAGAGGGTGCAATGTTCTCTAAAATGGCACTTGGTGCAGGTTATATTGATTTCGGTGGTGGTAATTTCATACAAATGGCTTCTGAAAGAGAAGAAGCCTATGCAAAAACAACTCTTGTTGCAAATGCTTATTATGCAGCATCAGAGTTGGTTGATGTGTATGGTTGTGAAATAGATACTGAAATATCATAATATCTAAATAATAGAGGGGGGGTTTAATTATCCCCTCTCTATAATAAGATGTCAAAGAAAAAAGATATAGGCAATTTGAATAACAAGGTCTTTGGATGTGAACTTGATCCTACAAATAAACTTGAATTATATGAAGATAGAGAAAAAGGTCAACAGGCTTATTATAAGGGGCAAAAGATTAAATATATGGATTATGTTCAAGAAGTTGGCGATAGAGTTAAAAGGAATAAGGAAGGCAGGGGTGCAGACAATATAGGCTTATTTCAAGGTATTCAATTTGATAATAATGGTAATATCATAAAACAATAAGGGGATATGATGGCTGAAAAGAAAGCTACAAAAAAAGCTACTACCACAAAAAAGGCAACATCTTTAAAAATAACTAAAGCAAATGGCAAGGTTATAACAAAAGCATTAGAAAATAAACAACAATATCTTGATAAGGGATATAAGGTGGAGGAAGTTTAAATGGGAAATAATATTAGTAATTTTTCCATAGTTAGAGTTTCTCCCACACTTGATACAGGTGCTTATGCTGATAATGATGTATTCTTTGCTGCAACTGAAATACCTTTAGCAGTTAGGGGTAATGGTGGTTGTGCTATGCTTCATGCAATTACAATACTCAATGAAGATGATGTAGCACATGACCATGATCTTGTTTTTATGCAAAAACAGGCAAATCTTGGAACACTTAATGATGCAGTTGGTTCAGGAAGTTTATGGACTAATGTTCTTGCAAAGGGGGCAGGTTTGTGTGGTATTGTAAAGATTGATTGGTCAACAAATACAACTGACTTGGTAAACAACCTTGCCTATCACACATCTATTGGTAATCATGGTGCAGCAATTACAACAGGACTGCCAATGATGTTACAGGCTGAAGCTGATTCAACAAGTGTATATGTAGCAGCAGTTAGCAGGGGTGGAACACCAACTACTGCTGCTGATGACTATGAATATGCTTTTCATATTCAGTACAGATAATGCCGAGTTTTGGCACTAAATCAAGGGAAAGACTTGATACCTGCCATCCTGATTTACAAACATTATTTAATGCAGTAATTGAGGAAGTAGATTGCTCTGTTGTCTGTGGATATAGAAATAAAGCAGATCAGGACAAGGCAGTAGCATCAGGTAATTCCAAAGCAGAATATCCCAAAGGGAAACATAATTCCAACCCATCTACAGCAGTAGATGTTTATCCATATCCTATTGACTTTGATGACCTGCCAAGATTTTATTGGTTTGCAGGTTGGGTATTGGCAAAGGCTAATATTTTAAGGAATGTGGGCGAAATAACTCATAAAATTAAGTGGGGTGGTATGTGGAGAGGTCTTGATAATGGGAAGGTTGATTTTTCCTATAATAGAAGAAGGGGTGTTTTAGATGATCTTCCACACTTTGAATTAATACCCAATGATTGATGGAAACATGGATAGGGGTAGCAGAAAGGTTTGGACTGCCAGTAGTAATGCTTCTTGGAATGAGTTATGGAATGGTTCAGCTTTTCAAGTGGTTAGCCAACGACCTGATGAAACAGATTGCAGAAAATCATCAAAGAATTGAAGGGATAATAATAAAATTGATTGATAATAGCAAACAAGAACGAGCAGATAATAAATTGTACTTTGAGAAAGTTGTCACCATGCTTGATTCTACTTACACAATGATGGCAAAGCTATATAAGAAAAATGGCAGTTGATATAGATCAAATAAAACAAAAAAGAGCCACCGAAGTGCGAATTATGCGAGATAAGGCTGCTGTTTCCATAGCAAGTTGGGCTTTACCTACTATTATTTTATTATTTGCAGGTTTGGTTGGAAGTATTGTTTTTATTGATGATATGAGTGCAATAGCAATTATTTCTGCTGCTACATCTTCAACATCAATGGCTTTGATTGGTATTTTAAATACCATGACAGGACATAAGGATAAGGAAGACCCAATTACAAGTTTAATGAGGGAACAATCTCAAGTTACAAGGGAATTGATTGAATATATTAAAAATGACAAAGCTAAATCACAATCTATCAGGCTTGGAGATAAAGAAGTTAGCTTGACAGAAGGTTCTACCAATATCCATGTATCTGATGATGATGTTGTTTGGGGTAAGGATGAAAAGCCAAAGAAATGACCCAAGATATTATAAGTTTAGTTCAAGAGTTAGGATTCCCCATTGCAATAGCAATAGGCTCAATGGGAATGTTGGCTTGGGTAATGAGATATATACTTCGTGATAAGGTAGAGGGAACTTTGACCCACTTTCAAAATCGCCACGATCATTTATTAAAAGAAATAGATGAAATAAAAAAAGAAATGCACTTGAGATTCGACCAAGAAAGAGATGATACAGAAAAATTAAAAAAATGGGTTAGTGATGGAAGGTCAGATAACAAAATTATAATAGATTATATATTGAAAGGAAAATAGATGAAGAAATTTATAGATATGTTAATGAAGTTATCAATGCCCTTTGCAATTAACTATATAAAAGAAAATGAAGAATTATTAGCAAAGAAATTTGCAGATTCTAAAGATATTCCATTTATAGGTGAAAAGGGTGAAAAGCAAATAGCATCTGCCTTCATAGCTTTATTAGTAGAATTTTTAGAGGATATTAAGATAAAATGATACCAGCTTCATTCGCACCGATGATACTGAAACTTGTGATGCCTAAAGTTACAGACCATCTGATGAAAGTATTTAAGTTAGATAAGGTACTTGAATATGTAGAAAAGCCAAATGAGGCAGATAGGATTGGTAAACAAAACCAAGAACATATTACGATGGTAGCAGGTGAGATTTCAGGATTGGATGATCGCCTTAAAAAATTAGAAACATTGAGCAAAAAACCTAAAAAGATTAAGTAGATGAATGATGTAAAATTACAAGAAGGGCATCCAGTTGATGAAAACCTACGACCTCTCAAGGTTGGAGGGGAATCTACTGCTTTAGAGGTTTCAAAAGAAGATGTTAGGGTAAATAATTTATATGTGAATGGAACTACATCAGGGGTATCTGCTACCGACCCTACAAAACTACCTCTTGCAGGTGGAACTATGACAGGTGATATTACAGTTGCAGCTGGTTTTACTTTAGATGGTGGTGGTGATATGAGTTTGGATGCTCAAGGTGGCGATATAGCTTTAAAAGTTGCTGGTCAAAAATCAATAAATTTAAAAATAAATGCCTCCCCAGTTATTACAATGTATGAATCAGCAGGAAGTACAGATGATTATTTTACGATACAGACAACAGGAGGTGGGGCAACTATACTTAAAACTGTTGATGCTGCTGGATCAGATGGTGATTTTTTTTTAGATATTGATGGTGATATTATATTAGATTCTGAAACAGGTGCATTTATAGCAAGAAAAGCAGGGACAGAATTTTCAGCAGCTAATTCAGCTTATGCAGGAATGATACTTGGATATACAAGGATACAAAATAATAGCACAACTTCTGGGGATGGTGGAATATATCCAACTGCAACCATGACAGTTTTACAGACAGCTCAAGGAACTGATATTGGTGTTACTTTTG